CTAAGTAAAATGCTCTAATCAAATGACACTACCTCCTAATGCTTGATTGATAGAATCAATATCAAAGGTTGGTGAGGTTGTATTGATTGTAATATGGTTTGTGTTAGCGGTACTTGTATTATTGTTTGTACTGTTTGTGACTTGGCTAGAGCCTTTTAGGTTAAATGTATCACTGAAAAACCCACCAACCTTACCAAAGAACCCACCTACTTTATCTGCAGCTTTACCTGCAAAATCACTAATACCTTCAGTAACGTTTGTTGCAATATTACTAATCCCTTCTGTCACACTTCCAAAGACATTTTTTACCTTACCCCCAAAGTCTCCGATCTTTTTAGGTAACTCTCCAATCCATTCAAAGATTTTTTGAATAAACTCGATGATTTTTTGTACGACTTTTAAGATGGGGTCTAATACTGTTTTTAATACTTTAATAGCGGGAACGAGTATGGCTTGCAAGACTTGACCTAATGTCGTAATGAGTGGTGCCAGTGCTTCTAGTATTTCAGCAAACATTGTCACTTGCATAATCAGTGGCATGAGTAATACATCTAAGATAGGCACTAATAAATCAACAAGCATCACAACTAAATCGATAATCACATCAAGTATGGGTTGTAATGCAGTAAGGAGTGCATCAACGATCATCATGATCGGAGGCAGTAACAACATAAATGTTTCCATCAGTCTATCAAGTAAAGCTCTAAACTCTTCACTTTGAAATAAAGCAAGTGCTAAAATGGCGATTAACGCGCCTATACCAAGCGTTGCAAAGTTTATACCTGCACCTGCAAAAAGACCAGCAGAGCCCACACCTTTAAGCGTCATGGCCACAATATTTAAAAGCGGTCCAACCTTACCGACAATCGCAAGTACTGGACCAATAGCCGCAACTACACCTATAAGGGTTACGATCATTTTCTTTGTATCTGAATCTAGGCTATTCCATTTTGTAATCCAGTCTTTAACGACAGGTATCATTTCATCTCTAACTTTGATGATTAAGTTTTGAATCACTGGCATAAGTGTACTTGCAATATCGACACCTAAACTAGATAAGGCTTGTTTTGTTCTATCAAGTGCATCGGTAAACTCACCAGCTTGCGCAGCTTGTTCATTAGTTACAATCCCAAGTTCTCTTGCTTCTTGTCTTAAACCATCAATAACTTCTGCTTCTTTAGATAAAACAGGAATAATGTCAGCTGCGACTCTTTCACTTAATAAATCGTTGGCTACACCTACTCTTATGGTTTCATCTTCTACTTTACTTAAAGCATCTCTAATAAGCAAGAATGCTTCATCCGCATTTTTACCTTTTAAGTCATCAACTGTTAATCCAATAAGTGCTAGGCTATCTGCAAACTTATCACCATTACCAGTTGCAATATCACCTAAGATACCATTAACCTTAACAAACGCTCGTTCCATTCTTTCTGTGGAAACCCCTAATATAGTTGCAGTATGATTCCACTCTTGAAATGCTTCAGCTGATAAACCAATCTTTTCTGCAGTATCACCAATTTCATCTGCAGTATAAGCAGTCTTAATCGAAAAAGCTGTTAAAGCAGAAACGGCTCCTAAGATAGGAACCGTTACAGATTTAGTGAGTGTTGAACCAAGTTTACCAATCTTATCAAACTTGGCATTACTTAATTCTTTGATTTTATTGTTTGTATTACTTAACTGTCCATTGAGTTTAGCAAGTTCAGCCTCTGTGTATTGGACATTACGTTTGAGCTTATTAAACTCATCTTGACTCATATCACCAATCTGAACTGCTTTTTTAGCTTTTTCTAACTCTAGATTTTGAGTATCAAGTCTTTTTTTAGTTGTTTGTAAAATACTATTTAATTTATCTTGTTTTGATTTCCATAAATCAAGATTAGAACTATTATATCTTAAATTAGCATTGATGGCTTTTAGATCTTTATTTTGTTCTTTAAGATCCTTTTTAATGTCTTTAAGTTCATTTTCTAAATCTCTACCATCAAGGCTAAGTTTGATATTGAGTCCTTTTACTGTTTCTGCGATAATTCCACCTCCTATAATAGAAAGTTATCGATATCATGTTGCGTTGCTCTTTTACTAGATTTGGTTCCACTAATCACATTTTTCTCTAGTTCTACAATTAAAAAGTATGTTTCTAGATCAAATGATTTTGTATCTTCAATTGACAATCCAAGGTGTGCTAGATTAAATATGATATTAGCTGTGATGTCTTTTTCTTCAGTATTATTTTGATTTGCTGGGTGCGGGTGTGCTTTTCTGAAATGTCCCGAGCATTTCACCTATCGTATTCGTTAGATTTTGTAACTCATCCTGGTTACTTAATAAATCAAAATCAAGTGACATTAAAAAGTCATTATATGATTGTTTGCTAAAAGGTCTATGAAGCACATAGATGATTCTAAAGATTGTATCAATGACTGTCGATAAGTCTTCTTCTTTTTTACCGGTCTTTTCTAACTTTTTAATATCACTAAACAATTCAGTTGAAAATACATTACGATAATCAATGATTGTAAATAATGATGAATGTAGGCGATAATCTTTATCTCCTAAATTAAGTGTTTTTTCCATGTGCTACTCCTTATAAGAATGTTGGAAGCGTAGGTGCAGTTGTTAAAAATGTTGCATAATTTGTATCCGTTGCGCCTGCCATTGCTCTTAAGATCAGATTATTTCCTGCTTCAATTGGTCTAGCTGTAATATTAAGTTCTATAGAGTTTGCTTCAATAGAATCTGATTTTGTTTTACTTGAGTCACCTGAAGGTGTCGCTGTACATAAGAAATACCATATACGTCTAGCTTTCATGTCACCTTGGATTTCATAGCCTAATGCGAATGTTTTTGTCTCAGCATTCACAATTTCAATTAAGTTCCCATTGGTATCTTCTAAGAAACCAAAGATATCTTTTTTAAATGCTTCATCGATTTCAGTAAACTTTAATGTCACGTTAGAGCCTGAGTTAGATACGAGTGTCTTAATCACTTTATCATCTGCATAAACTTGTGAGCTACCACCGATTGCTTCCGTTGTAATTTCTTGTGCACCTTCTAAACGTTTAGGTAGACCAAAGGTCCAACTACCATCTTCTGTTTGTGTTGCCAGTGCATAGTGCACATTGGTTAAACCAAATGTTACTTTATTACTCATTGTTATAAAACCTCCAATTTGATTTCATATACACGGTTTATAGAACCGTCTTCATTTTGATATTCAGTGATCATTTGAAATTCATAACCACCATAATATAAAGATACCTCGAGCTTTTCTTCTAACTCGAGGTTCTTTTGCTTTGTTATTAGATTAAGTTGAATCGTTAATATGCGCATGGTTACTTTATCATCTGCATACATCAATCCCTTGTTTGATACTTCTTGATAAATGATATAATCATCACTTTCATCTATACTTTCTTTTTTACCATAAGATACTTGTCCTGGTAAAACAGAACTTAATGTATTAAAAAGTGATTCTAAAATTTCTTTCATATCAGTTTCCTTTAGAAATGATTTCTTTGATGTCTTCTAACATCTTTGGTGTAAACATATCATATGCCGGCCTCATAAAAGGTCGTGGTCCGACATATTTTCCACTTCGGTGTGTATAGCCAAACTCAAGTAAATGTGTAAGTCCACCTTTACCTTCAGAGTAGATAGATATAGATGTGTTCAATCCACTTCCATTAGAAGTTGCGACAAATGAATCTGCAAACGCATTTTTATAGCCACTTCTTGGTGCATTACGTTTCATGTAATTTAATATATCGTCTGCAGTATCATTTAATCTTTTTTCTAGCTTAGGAATTAAGCCTTCCACATAGCTTTCTATTTCATCTTCAATCGCTTGTCCTAAATCATCAAGTGTAATCAATGATATCACCTAACTTGATCGATGTTCGTTTTAAATAGAGCTCAATAAACTGTCCTGTTTGATAGGTTCTTTCTATCTTATAGATTACTTGTCCTATATCCACAAATTTCGCATTGTCATAGACAATTCCCTGTACTTTAACAGCAACATCTATTCTGATATCTGAACGTTTACTTTCATAATACTCTCTTGAAGTAATCGAAAAATTAATACCAATCACTTCTTTTTTTGACTTAAATTGATAAGTCATCACACCCATGGTGTTAGGAATCATCTCCAAGGTTAGTAAGTGCATTCTTATATTGGGGGAATTTGGATACATTTTGTTTAGCTCCCTTTTGTTAATGCGATTCATCATTTATATAAGAAGGATCAACCCCACAACTCAAAAGGTAATGTTTACAGCTGTTAATGTGCGTGTTTAACTCATCATCAGCATAAGTCTCTACTTGGGGGATGAGTAAAGCCTTTTTTACAATATCTAAAATCATAATGAGATCAATCCTTTCTTAACTGAAATTAACCTGCTGGTGCAGCTTTCTTCTTAATGCGTAAGAAGCCGTTATAACCAACAACGTTACCACCAGTAAAGACTGAAGCTTTATAACTGATAATACCGTCTTTAAATTTATAATCTGTTGATTTACCAATTTCTACAGGTGAGAACACTGGCACTTCATAGTTTTTAAGGGCACCATAAGCGATACCATATTCACCAGCTACAGTATTGCTATCTGAAATTGCTTTACAGTATGAGTTAATGATATAAGGAATACCATCAATTGTTTTATTGACATAATCGATTGAGTGAACCTTGCGACCTTCTTGAGTTTTAAGTCCTGCAAATGCACGTAAGTCATTCTTATTTAAAATAAGAACTGCACCACCTTCGACTTCTTCATCACCACCATATGCAAAGACAATGTCATCAAGTGTTGAATCGGTGATTGCTTCAACTTCAAGCGCTGGTTTATCTGCAAGTGCAACTGCAGCTTCACTAAAGATACCAGTGAATGTATTGGTGGTTCCTGCACCACGTAAGATTTGTTCACTGATTTTCTTTTTAAGTGAAATATTGATATTTCTTAAAACTTCTGCTTGATATGGAATCGAAGGTAGTTTTTCTAACTCTTCTGTAATTTCTGTATAAGCAGTGATCTTAACTTTTGAAATCGTTAAGTACCCAAATGCTGGTTCAGTTTCTGAGTATGCTTGACCTTCTGCAGTCGTTCCTGCGATACCATTAGATTTAACAAATGATTTCTTGTAAGTCTCACCGCCGTTTAAGTTAATCACATTCACACGGTCAACTAAGCTTGACACTTGAGCAAATGGAACTGGTGCAAGATTAGTTGATGTGTGATCAGGGAGTAAGATTTCAGTACTAGATACTTGAATGACTCTACTTTCTTTTAAGCTTTGTCCTCTTGTTTCTAGTTTTTCTTTATCGACCATTTGACGGTTATCGACTTGAATGGGTTTAAACTCTGTTTTAGAAGCAATCGCCATCTTCTTATCAATTGATGCTCTTTCTTCTTGAAGAGTCGTTGTTTCTGTATCAAGAGCTTCTAGTTTTTCTAGATCAGCTTCTGTATCTACTAGACTTCTAATTTCTTTTAATCTTGATTCAATTTCTTTTCTTCTTAATTCTAAATTCATGATTTTTTTCTCTCCTTAGATTTTTGATTTAATTTTGATGCGTTTTTTGATTAGATTCGACTTTTCTTTTTGCTCTTCTAACTCCATAGTCTTTAGTTCCAATTCCATGGACTCTAAAGAACGAGCGTATATTGAGGTTGCATCATATGCAGGTGTATCCACAACCGACACATCATACAATCTTTCTATCTTCGTAATGGTTCTTTTAGGTATATCACCTTCACGGTTCCATACTTGTTCATCAACCGTAAAAGCAAAACTCATTTTGTCTAAAAGTCCACTTCTAACCATTTTATAAATATCCTGGTTATGACTTGTATCTAGGAGCTCTGCTCTTACTTTTAAGCCAATATGATCAACAGTAAGTTCAAGTGATTTATTCTTAGTTCTAGCAATAATTAAAAAGGAGTCCATATGATTGTATTTCATAGGAACATCCTTCATTTTAGTTTCCCCTAAGGCACTAGGTGATATTTCTTCAATGAATCCGTATGTTTCGTCACCGATTAAGGTTTCTTGATTAAAGACTAGAGCATAACCTTCTAAAATCATCTTGCCTTCATCTTCATGAAGACTGACTTCTGCAAGTCTAGTTTCTTTTATCATTGGTTCTTACCTCTACTTTTTTGGTTTGTTTAGGTTTCACTTCTAGTTCATAGTCAAACTCAAGTTCAGAGTCTTTATATGAAAAAGTTTCTAGTTTTTCTTTCTTACAAAAATCAGTGATGGTTTTTGTTTTTTCCTTTTGAGTTTCTAAAATGCTTTTTAGAGCTTCATTCGATATTTTTCCATTAATCGTTACTTTCATGTTCTTCTTCCTCTTTCTTTCCTACTTGATATAAGTTTGCTTTATCAGCATCCACAAAGTTTAATGATTGAAGGCGTTTGTGTCCACCTTCGATGGGTTCTAATCCGAGTAATGCTCTTGATTCGTTTAAAGACATAATCCCTAGGCTCATCAGCTTTTCAATCGCAGTGACTTTCGTATTCCATGAAGCATATTGTAGTCTTTCACTAAAGAACACAATCTCTTCACCGCGTTCTAATTGATTATTGGTTAGTAAGCCTATAGAAAAAGCCTCGCTAAGTTGAATAGCTAAAGGCTCAATGGTTGACTCGTAAAATGAGTTATATTCATCTTCTGTATACTTACTTGTAAAAATAGGAACTGATACGCCAAAATAATCGAGTATCTTTGACTGTAAGAATTCTAGCGTATCTTTATCGATTAGCTTTGGATCAACATCTAAAGGGATATATTCACTCTTTAAATCAATCGGAATGATAGAACTGCCTTTATTATTAACTGAATCAGAGAGTGCACTATCAAAGAGTTCTCTTTGTTTTTTCTTATCCGCTTCTGATAACATCCCGTTCATCTTCACAATCCCTTTTATCTGCATCGATGATTTTATAGCATTATCTATCCCTTGAAGTAAACTGTCATTGATTGAGATAGTTTTAAGAATCGCTTCATGATCACCACTTGATCCATTACCACCAAAGATATCATTTTGGCCATAATGTTTTCTTAAATGAATGATATTCTCATAAGGTAGTGTATAGGAGTCGCCATTTTCAAATAAGAATTTGATGTAATAATGATCACTCGGATCGATAACCATTTCAACCGTGATGGGTTTAAGCGGATAAAGACCTATAAGGTGACCTGTATATTTATCAAACCTAGGATAAATAAAGGCATTATCATTAAGCAGCAAGGTAGTAGTAACCTTATAAATAAAATCATAAGGCGTCATAATTTCATTGGGTTTATGCTTCAAAAGAAAAGACAGCTTTCCGCTTTTCTCGGATACTGTCTTATCGTTTTCTATTTTGATATATCTTGGTTTTAGTTTTGCACATTGACTGGCCACTCTATCAATACAAATCTTCACCACATCACTTTTTGAAATGTTTGTTCCAAAAGGAGTGTAGAATGAGTTAGTGTTGTTGATGATTTGTAAGGCATCAATTGAACCAGTTTTATTTTTTCGTTTGAATATTGGCATGAGTACCTCCTATGAGTTTAGTTCACCATATTTTCAAAATCTATCTTATATCTATTTAAAACAGCATAGGCAATAATTAAAGCGACTGTTCCATCAATTCTCTTATACTTTGAATTTAGCTTTGAAGGTTGAATGTTTCCATTCAAGTCGACTTTAGCTTGTGTATTAGATAAACACCATTTAAGGATTGGATTATTATCATAAACTAATAGATTGTTTTTAAGGTCTGCTTCCATCTGTTTCATTGGTTCTGATAATGAATAAATACCTTGTCTAACTTTTTCCATGTTAAACCCTAGGTCTTCCATCTCTTTAATCCAATATTGCGAATTCCATGGGTCATAACCAACCCAAAGAGGTCTTATACCATATGTTTGAATCATCTTCATAAACCACTTTGTCACAAGACTGAAATCATTTTGATTACCTTCAGTTAATGTGACAAAGCCTTTCTTTATCCAGATATCATAGGGTACATTATCTTCAGTTATTCTTTTATCTAAAACTTCACTAGGCATAAAGAAATGTGGAATCACAAACTTTTTGTTGCTATCTTTTCTTTGAACAATTAAGACTGCTGCTGTTAAATCTGTTGTCGATGATAAGTCTACTCCACCTATGGCATAACTATCCCTTAAATCATCTAGATTATATTTTTCTTCATTATTTAGATCATCATAAGATAACCATGATCCAGAATCTGCCTGTTTGATGTTAAAGTCCTTACAAAGCATGGTACCTCTTGTTGATAAATCATGTTTTGATTTATTCATAACATCTTCTAGGTATGATGATGTTTTTACTACACCCAAACTAGGATTAGACTTTTGCCACGTTCTAGGATCATCATAGATTTCTTTAGCTGAGTCTTGGGTATATAACCAAGGTAAAACTCTCTCATCATCAATTTCGCCTTTAATCATCTTTCGTGCATATTCTAGTTTACTATCTAAAAAACCACCAACGGTTGTCCCTTCGGTGGTTATGATAAATATAAGTGGCTCTTTCTTTGTTGATTGCGATTGCTTAATAGCATCATAGACTTTAGAATCAGTCATCTCATGAACTTCATCAATACAACCAACTTCAATATTATAACCATCTTTATTTCTTGATTGAGCAGACAACTTCTTTATCTTGTTCTTGGTTTTAGGTGAATAGATAAAGAAAATATTCTTCTTGCTTCTTGTGTCTTTTGATAAGGATGGTGATTGTTCCCTCATATTGTTTATCTCTTCAAAGAGGATATTAGCTTGTTCAGTAGTATTTGAAGCACATACAATATCAACACCACCTCTAGATAAAAAGAACTCAGCAAGATCTAAACCTGCAATAAATGTTGTTTTACCATTCTTTCGCGCAATCAACAATATGACTTCATTAAATCGTCTTAATCCTGTATCAGCGTTTTTAAAACCATATGCTGTTTGAATAATTGCTTTTTCCCATAACTCTAAGATAAATGGTTGTCCATTAAAAGGTGATTTAGTGTGCTTACAAAATGTCTGAATAAAATCTATTCTTAAGTTCCCAGGTTTCTCATCAAAGATGTATCTAGGATTATCTAGATCAGCAATTAGTTTATCTATTTGCTTTTTGAGTTCATCACCAACAAGAATATTACCGTTTTGTATTTCATTATAATATTCAGCTAGATAGTTCATTCACTGGCTCTCTTAAGAAATTCATCAAAGGCATCATCTCCATCATTTTCTTGCGTTCCTAAAATTGAGTTCAAAGTCTTAATAACTGTTCCATATGAATTAACAAGCTTAGTGTAATATTTAGCTGCTTCTGTTTGACGTTGCGCTCCTTTACTTGAAATTTGGATTGCACCATACTTAATCATTTGGTCTTGAAGTTTAGTTAGTTCTACTTTCATAAAAGCTGCTTGATATATTAAATTGTCTACAAGTTCCTTCTTGGTTTCATCAACCAAAGAAAAAAGCGACTTTAGTCGCTTGTATTCTATTTCAATCCCGCTTACCATATTAATCCAAAAGCAATAGCTACCAAGATTGATAAAATCGAAAGTCCTAATGAAATAAAAGCAATCTTTGTATTAAATCTATTAGTCTGTGATTCTAGAGCAACTTTGTATAAGTTATATTGCTCTTTATACTTTTGCAAAACAATTTCAATTTCTTTTCTTGAAAACTCATAGTTATAAGGTATTGAAATCTGCTCATCCCCCTCATAAGTTCCATAAACAATTTTCCAATTATCATTTAAATCTTTATTCAGTTCCTCAACATCTATGGAATCACCAGAATCTCTACTACTTTCCAACTCGGCTATTTTTCTATACATCCACATTAAATTCTTAAAGTTATATATTTTTTTAGCTTCTAAGTTGTAACCTGAGATTTTGTTGTTTAATACATTTAGTTCTTGAGAAAAATAGAGATTATAATAAAGGATGTTTCTGTAATTCGAGAAATAAGTCATAATAGATCTATGATCAAAATATTTTTCTGCAGTAATTAACTCTATGTCAAAAATCGGATGAAAAACTGAAGGTGTACTGTCAATATAAAAAATCGTTTTCTTACTCTTATGCTTTCCAAGCAAGCCCATATATGGAGGTTTTAGCTTATCTAATTCCAGGTCTTTCACAAAAAAAACATACATAGTCATTAAGTCATAATTTTTTTTGATTTTGTTGTAGAACACATCTTCTATGTATTTTTGAACAGCAAATTTGAAAAGTTCATTATGATGTTCTATATACTTAAATGGTCTATCAACATAAGTGGAATCCTTAAAATCAAAGTTTTTGAA